TAGGAAGAATGGGGAGGACTGGATTTACTACACCGCTGGAACTCAGCATCTGTTAACTGATCCAAAACCGTTACGCGAAGCCTACCCACATCTAAGAGAGGGGGAGCGTCCTTATGTTATGGGCGGCACTGTTATTGAGGCGCATCGCACTTACCCAACGTCCTTGATAGAACTAACTCAGGACTTACAGACAGCGGCTAACGACATAGCGAACCAAAGGACAGATAACGTACAACTTGTTCTGAACAAGCGTTACCACATCCGCAGAAGCGCAAACATAGACATACACGCCCTGAAAAGAAGTGTTCCGGGCGGTTCTGTGATGATGGACGACCCGCACAGTGACGTGGCTGTCATCGCCACGCCTGATGTTACAGCCAGCGCCTACGAGGAGCAGGATCGGCTGAATGTTGACTTTGATGATATTGCGGGGAACTTCTCTCAAGGAAGCGTCCAAAGCAATCGCATGATGAACGAAACGGTTGGCGGGATGGAGATGCTTTCTTCAAACGCTAACTCAATGATTGAATACATGATTCGGACATTTGCCGAGACATGGATTGAGCCTGTCATCATGCAACTCATTCGCCTAGAGCAGTACTACGAGACTGATGAGGTTGTCCTACAAGTCGCAACAAACAGGGCAGAGCAAGAGAACAAAGAAGAGCCGGGTTTCTATCAGAGATTCACCGGCCCAGAAACAGACAACCTTCTACGCCATGAAATGACCGTCGGCGTAAACGTCGGAACAGGCGCTACCGATCCGGTCAAGAAAATTGAAAGATTACTTCTCGGCATCAGGACGATGGGCGAGATTAACCCTGACCTGATTAACTTCCTAAACCAAGGCGAGATAACAAAGGAAGTCTTTGGCGCTCTTGGATATAAAGACGGCAAGCGGTTTGTTGCCGAGGAAGAGCAGACCCGCATCGATATGCTCGTCGGCCAGATCGAAGAGTTGAGCGGCGCTGTCCAGCAACTCATGGATCAAGGTGCGGCGAAACAGATCGACGCTGAAGCCAGAATACTATCGGCTCAGATCAAAGGTCAGTCCGAGGTACAGGCGGCAAAAGAGAAGGCTCTGGGAGACATTACGTCTACCAAGATTTCCACTGACGCCCGTGAACGTGGCGACATTATGAAACAGCAGGTCGGAATAATAGAGGCCCGTATAAAGGCGGAGAAGAACGACATTGCTCGTGGCGAATTAATCCTTCAGAAGGAGGCGCTTGTTCACAAGATGCTTCTGGAGGAGGACGCCGCTATCGGTGTTGCCCCCGGAAACGACGAAGGAAAACAGATGTCTGATGTCTTAATGAATGATAAGTACGGGAATATCCCCGGTGCTGAAGGATAGTAATTGATGGATGAGACAGAGTTGTTAATTGCGGAGGCCCGTCTTGGCCTTCAAACAAAAGAATTTTTGAAGTCCCCTGTTGGTAAGTTCATTGCTGGCAGAGCGCTCAAGGCCAAACAAGAAGCCTTTGAAGCGTGGATAAATATAGAGCCTTGTGAAGAAGAGGCCATCAGGGAACTTCAATTTCGCGCTAGGTTGCCCCAGATAGTCATAGCATGGCTTGACGAGGCCATTAACCAAGCAAAATACGCAGAGGAAACTCTTAATGAGTTTCGGGAGTAAAGCATGGACGCTATCCAACCGGACGTGGACTCAGTAGAAAAAGAAAGTCTCACAAATCATCAATCAGAAATAGAAAGAATCGCTGAAAAGGTTCACGAAGATCACGAGACAGAAGGACAGTATACAGAAGAAGAGACCCTAGACCTTGAGGAGGATCGCATTGCGGTTCCTTTAGTCAAGAAAGGGGAGTCTTGGTACGCAACTGCCAAAATCAACGGTGAAGCCGTTGACGTGGAATGGGATGAGGTATTAGCCCAGTACCAGAAGAACTCTTCAGCCGACAAAAGACTTCAAGAGGCTTCAGAGCGCCAACGAGAGTTGGAAGATTATGAAGCCAAATTGAATGCCTATAGGTCAGACCTAGAGGCTAAAACCCGCCAGCCATCCCCGGACGCTGGCACAACACAATCGCCATCCTCGGACGCGACTGATGCTCTATATGAGCAATACCACGATGCCCTCTTTCAAGGCGATGAAAATAAAGCCAGTAGTTTGCTTAAAAAGATTCGTGCCACAGAGAAGCCTTCTCCGCAAGTTGATGTTAATAGCATCATCGAGCGTACAAAGGCGGAAATGCGGGAAGAGGAGAAACAGGCCAGAGAACGCGGGTATGAAATACGTCGGAAGCAAGCCGTCGAGATGTTCCATAGTGAATATCCCGATATTGCCGCCGACATAGGAATGCTTGCAGTTGCTGACCGACGTTCTGCTGAACTTTACCAAAGTAATCCCACCCGTGACCCTTGGGACATCATGCAAGAGTGCGCTTCTTACGCGCAGGATTGGTTGAAGGTCAAGGTCGATACGATGGGCGGAGGATCAAGGGAAGTTGTGCGTCAAGAACGCAAGCAGAGCATGGAGGAGGTCACTCCTAAAAATGTCAGAGCCATTATTGGTGAAGACGAACAGGAACTGTCTTACTCCGACATCATATCGGAAATGAAACAAGGTAGGGGACAACCCGCCTAGTTTCTTCTTTAACTTTTAAACATAGGTACTAAGCATGGCTGGTCAAGTATGGGGAACCAATACCCTCGGTGGGTATATGTACTCCCTCAATCTGTCCAAGGAATTGCGAATGTCCCTGCGTCCGATTGTTAAATTCCGTCAGTTCGCGGATGTCAAGGATGCCGCTCATCAAGGTCTCAACAAAGGCGACACTTTCCATTGGAACGTGTATTCAACTGTTGCGACTGGTGGTGCGGCTTTAACCGAAGGCACTGCGATTGCTGAAACGAATTTCACAATCACGCAAGGAACCATGTCCATCACGGAATATGGTAATTCCATTCCTTTCACCTCCAAACTAGATGATTTGTCTGAGCATCCGGTCAAGGAGATAATTCACAAGGTCTTAAAGATAGACGCGGCACAGGTGTTAGACGGTTTGGTTGCAGACCAGATCGATACAACTCCTTTGCGTGTTGTACCTACGGCGGGAACGGCAACCGATTCGGTTGTTCTAACCACCAACGGTACTGCTACTTTGACCAACAACGTAGCGCTAGGCAAGGATCACGTCAAAGCAATCGTAGACGTAATGAAGGAACGATCAATCCCTTCTTATGAAAACGACGACTATTTCTGTCTTGCATGGCCTACCACGTTCCGCACCCTGAAGAACAACTTGGAGTCGATTAATCAGTACGTCGAATCCGGGTTCCAGATGATCCGTAATGGTGAAACTGGTCGTTACGAAGGCGTTCGTTTCGTCGAGCAGACGTATCGTGCCAAGGGCGGATCAGCCACTGGTATGGGTACTGCTGCTAGTACATGGACTAATGCTGCGTCTGACTGGGCAATTTTCTTTGGCTCCGATACGGTTGCTGAAGCGGTTGCTATCCCTGAAGAAATTAGGGGTAAGATTCCGACAGACTTCGGCAGATCGCGTGGGATCGCGTGGTACTACTTGGGAGGCGCTGGCCTCGTTCACTCTACTGCCTCTGAAGCCCGCGTTGTTATGTGGGATTCGGCGGCATAAGGGGGTACGTTATGGCACAGTCAACTCAAGGAGTCGGCGTAAAGTCAGGTCTTTCGGATCAGCAGAAGATCACCTCTTCCCTAAAGGAACTGGGCCTTGCCGCTACTGGCAAGAACCAGCGCCCGATGGGTGTGGGTACTTCAAGCAAAGCCCCGCAAGGGACTACGTTAGACCCAAAGCGTTAAACCGCAACGAGAGAAGGGGGGCCTTAGCCCCCCTTTTTCTTTCAGGAATAAACATGGAAAAGATTAAATACAAAGTTGGTTTTGAATCCAAAACTGAGATGAGTGACTCATCTATCTCCTGTCGCATGGGCTGGGATCAGCCTAAAGAGGCTCACCATGTCGAAGGTGACGAATGGGAGTCTGGTGTTGTTTACCCGCAACCGATGAATGGCTCAGTCTATATGGCATGGACATGGCCGACAACGGTTCGCAAAGTGATGAACAAGAGTTAAGTCATGGCTCAAGGAAAGGGCGGTGGTCAAGATTCTTCTGGCGAGGATGGGATGGGGCCGGATGCATTTGGTGGTGGCCCTCAAGGTAGCCCATCAGGGGATCACCCGGATAATGATCCAAGTACCGGCCTAAATTATGGCGCTAACCAGACTGATGCCGATCTTAACCCCGGTTTCGATTTCGGAAACCTTAATCAAATTGGAATCCAAGGGGCATTTGATAATAATCAGAAATCTTTTGGATCACCAACTGGAGCGCACCCAGATTCAACTACAAATCAGCATTACGGTACGGGCATTAGTTACGG